GTCATGACTTCCCAATCCATCACAACTGAAATCCAGGGTCTTGCACCAAGTGCTGTCATTGAGCTCTTTGTATTGGACTTGAGCCTCTTTAATGAGGGGGTCGTGCGCTTTCATGCAGGCACAAACGAGCTGCGCAGGCAAGTGGTCTGGCAAGGTAATTCCTATGAGCCGTTTCCCATTCAGGCAGAAGGCTTTGAATTCAATGGCAACGGCCAAGTCCCAAGGCCAAAGCTCAAAGTTGCCAACGTCACTGGAAGCATCACCGCGTTGATCTTGTCATACCAAGACTTGGTGGGCGCAAAGATCACCCGAAAGCGCACCCTGGTCAAGTATCTGGATGGTGTGAACTTTGCCAGTGGGAGCAACCAGTCGGCTGACCCCAGTGCTGAGTTTGCAGACGATGTTTATTACATCGACCGCAAGTCACGAGAGACAAGGGATGTGGTCGAGTTCGAGTTGGCCGCATCGTTTGACTTAGAGGGCGTGGCTTTGCCTCGCAGGCAAATCGTGCAAAACGTCTGTCCTTGGGGGTATCGAAGTGCAGAGTGTGGCTACACGGGCACAGCGTATTTCAACGCCAACGATGTGTCTGTCTCGCTCAAATCCCAAGATGCTTGTGGCAAGAGACTGAGTTCTTGTCAGAGGCGATTTGGCTCCAATGCTGAACTACCGTTTGGCGGTTTTCCAGCCGCAGGATTGATCCGCTGATGCTTGACTCCAACAAACAACTGGCAATTGAACATGCGGCTCGTGAGTTTCCACGGGAATCATGTGGCCTATTGGTCGTTCGCAAGGGAAAAGAGATCTATGTGCCTTGCCAGAACATTGGCGTGGGAACTGATCAGTTCGTGATCGATCCACAAGACTACGTAAAGGCTGACAAGCGAGGTGAGATCGTAGGGGTGGTTCATTCACATCCGAATTTGCCAGCAAATCCGAGTCAAGCAGACTGCGTGGCCTGTGAAGCCAGTGGCGTGCCTTGGTTCATCGTGTCCTACCCCAACGGCCAATGGTTTGAGCTTGCGCCAAGGGGCTATGTCGCACCGCTTGTGGGGCGAGAGTGGTCACACGGCGTGCTGGACTGCTACTCCATTGTGAGGGATTGGTATGCGCAAGAGCGCGGACTGAGCCTTCCAGACTTCCAGCGATTTGACGAATGGTGGAGACGGGGTGAGAACTTGTATGTGGATAACTTTGCTGATGCTGGATTCGTGGTGGTTGAGCCCGACGATTTGCTCGTTGGTGATGTCTTCTTAATGCAGGTGAACTCTGAGGTGCCCAATCACGCTGCAATTTACCTTGGTGACGGACTGATCCTTCATCACTTGCAGGGACGACTTTCAAGCCGTGATGTGTACGGCGGCTATTGGCAAAAGATCACAACTCACACACTAAGACACCAGTCACAACGCTAATGGCAACCATCATTCTTCTAGGCGAGCTAGGGCGACAGTTCGGTCGTCGACACAAAATGGTTGTGGCTTCAGCGGCTGAAGCTGTGCGTGCTTTAGGCGCCAATTTCCCGACCTTTGAGCGCGAGCTTGTCACCTCTGGAGAGCGAGGTGTTGGCTACAAGGTCCTAGTAGGTCGAGATGAACTCAATCTTGAGCGCCTGCATGAACCGAGTGGGCAGCAACGCATCACGATTGCTCCAGTCATTTCCGGTGCAGGTGGCAATGGGCTCGGACAAATCATCCTTGGTGCTGCTTTGATTGCCGTTGCTTGGTGGAACCCCATGGGGTGGGCTGCGGCAGGAAGCTTCTTGTCACAAGCGACGCTTTACTCGGTGGGTACCTCCATGATTCTGGGTGGTGTGGCTCAAATGATTGCGCCAACGCCTAAGTCAACTGACCCGTCTGAGCGGCCAGAGAACAAGCCCAGCTATGCATTCAATGGCGCTGTGAATACAACGGCACAAGGACAACCCGTACCAGTGGGCTACGGGCGATTGATTGTGGGATCTGCTGTCATCAGCGCAGGAATCGATGTGGATGAGGTGCCGGTGTGAATTCGTCTATTGAGCAATCTGTGAGTGAACCTCAGCTCATCATTGGCGCTGGTGGTGGAGGTAAAGGTGGCGGTGGTAGTGCGCGTGTCGCCCAAGAGGCTGCAGACAGTCTACGATCTAAGGCGTTTGCTCGGGTTGTTGATCTGGTGTGTGAAGGCGAGATTCAAGGCTTGGCCAATGGATTGAAGTCGGTCTATCTTGATGACACGCCCATTCAGAATTCAGACGGCAGTTACAACTTTTCTGGCGTCACCCTCGAGAGCAGAAACGGCACCCAGCAGCAAAGCTATATCCCCGGTTTCTCATCTGTTGAAAATGAAGTGGCTGTTGGAGTCGAGTGCAAATACAACCAGCCAGTGGTCAGAGCGATCACTGACCCTGATGTAGATGCTGTGCGCCTCAAGATCAGTTTTCCTTCACTGACCTATCAAGACCCGACCAATGGTGATTTGAGCGGGACAACGGTTGACTTTGCGATTGATGTGCAAAGCAAAGGCGGTGGTTTCACGCAGGTGGTGCTCGACTCGGTTTCAGGAAAAACAACAACCAAGTATCAACGCAGCTACTACATCCCTTTGAATGGTCCTGCACCTTGGGATGTAAGACTGCGTCGAATCACGGAGGATTCAACTAAGACCAATATTCAGAACAAAACGTTTCTGGATTCCTACACTGAGGTCATTGAGAGCAAGCTTCGCTATCCCAACAGTGCTTTGATGGCGCTTCGGGTCGATGCCTCTCAATTCAGCTCCATCCCAAAGCGCAGCTATGACTTAAAGCTGCTTCGGGTGCGCATCCCCTCTAACTACTTTCCTGAAACGCGTTCGTATTCGGGGGTGTGGGACGGTACTTTCAAAGTCGCATGGACTGACAACCCTGCATGGTGTTTTTACGATCTGGTGACAAGTACCCGTTACGGTCTGGGCAACTACATCCCAGAGGCGCAGGTCGATAAATGGGCCCTGTATCGAGTAGCACGCTACTGTGATGAATTGGTGCCAAACGGTCTTGGCAGCTACGAACCAAGATTCACCTGCAATCTGTACTTGCAGACACGCGAGCAGGCATACAAGGTCGTGCAAGACATGGCCTCGATATTTAGGGGCATGGCGTATTGGTCTGGTGGTGCAATCACCGTAACACAGGATGCGCCGCAGGACCCGGTTTATCAATTCACGGCTGCCAACGTCATTGATGGGGACTTCTCTTACCAAGGGTCATCTGCCAAAGCGCGTCACACAGTTGCACTGGTGAGTTGGATTGATCCAGATGATTTCTACCGCCAAAAGGTGGAATATGTGGAGGATGTCGACGGCATCGCTCGCTACGGGGTAGTTCAGGCTGATGTTGTGGCCATGGGGTGCACCTCAAGGGGGCAAGCAAACCGAGTGGGCAAATGGCTGCTGTACTCAGAGCAATCAGAGTCGGAGATCATCACATTTCGCACAGGGCTTGAAGGCGCTGTTGTTCGACCTGGGGACGTTATCAAGGTGGCCGACTCCAGCCGTGGCGGATTGCGACTTGGTGGTCGTATTGCTGCGGCCACGTCAGTAACAGTCACGCTTGACCAAGACCCACCAGCAGGCTCATGGCGAATTTCAGTGATCACGCCTGCTGGATTGGTTGAGGAGCGACAAGTTGGCTCTTTCAGCGGTAGAACACTTGGAGTGACGAGCCCGTTTTCAGCTGCACCACAAGTGGGAGCGATTTGGGTTCTGGCTTCCAGCCAGGTCGAGACGCAACTCTTTCGGGTGGTGCAAGTCGCTGAGAGCGAACCCGGTATTCATGAGATCACCGCCCTTGCTCACAACCCGAGCAAATACGCTGCGATTGAGCAGGGCTTAGCACTCCAGCCCCGTGACATCACAGTGCTGTCTACGACTCCAGCAACCCCAACAGGTCTAAAGGTCTCTGAGAGCTTGTACCGGGTCAAGGACCAGGCACTAGTTCTGATTCAGGTGGCTTGGGAACAGGTCTTTGGCGCACTTGAGTATCAGGTGAGCTATCGGGTCAATGGTGGCAACACCGTCACATTGCCTCGAGTCTCCACCAGCTATCTTGAAATTCGCAATGCCGAAACTGGGGACTATGTCTTTACGGTCAAGGCTGTTGGTGTATCGGGAAAGATTGGTGCTTCAGCAACGCTGAGTCAAACCATTCAAGGCAAGCTACTACCGCCCGACGATGTTCAAGATTTTCTGGTCTATCGACGCACGACTGATCTGCTCTTGAAATGGGCAGCAAACACTGATGCTGATTTGGCTGGCTATGAAGTTCGGGTGGGAACGGGCTGGGACTCAGGTCAATTGGTTGGTCAAACGGCTGGTACACAGCTTGTGCATGATCAGAGTGAATCAGGACAGTACAACTACTTCATTCGGGCCTTTGATACATCGGGTAAGTACAGCACGCATGTCACGACATTTCAGTTGCTCTTGCTGGCCCCAATGGCGGTCAGACAGTTCGATGTGGTGCAGTCTGCGAACCGCCTTGAATTTCGTTGGCTACCAAACCCAGAACCTGAGGTCGTCGCTTACGAATTAAGGGAGGGAGCAGCATGGGACACCTCGATATTCATTGCCGAGGTGAAGTCCAGCAGTTTCACGCTGCCATCGGGTTTTGATGGGGAGCGCAAGTTCTGGATCAAAGCGATTGCATCTCCCGGCATCTATTCGGATGAAGCCACCTTTGTTTCGACGGTGGTGGCACAGCCGCAAAACGCCAACCTGCTAGTGACCGTGGATGCGCAAGCGACAAGGTTTCCGGGGATCAAGCACTTCGCTTCAGTGGAGTCAGTCAACAGTCTTGATGTCTTGCGCATGGACAGCGGAGTGGCTCAGTCTGAATACTTGTTTGAGGTGAACCTGCCCACAAGCTATCGAGCTCAAAACACATTGCTTGCAAGCATTGGGGCGACTCTGGATGACCGTGAGACTTGGTCCACTGCCAATTACGCTTGGATCAGCTCTGCGGGCAAGAGGCAGTGGACTTATGACGGTGCGCTCAAGAGCATCGAAGCTAGGTTCCAAATGGCCCGTGAGGACGCACTCCAAGCGGGGGAGCTCTATGGCTGGCGACTCAATGGTGTGCTCAGTGGGTATGGCAACCCAGTAGGTTCTGAAGCCATTGGTGTGGCCTATGCCGATGGACGCTACGGCAGTGGTGTGCTGGTCAAGGATACGACCAAGGTGTCCTGGGGAGTAAGTATTCCGGGTGTCTTTCATGTGAGCTTTTGGTTCATCCCGAACCAAATCACCACATCGGTCATTTGGACGGCCACGGGTTCCGGTGTGAGCCTTTTGGTCGGCTATGACTCAGTAGCTGGAACCTTCTTTCTGGAGGACCAACTCTTTAACCGGGTGGTAGTGCCTTACCCAGTGACTGTGGCTGACAGGATTTGTATTGGTGTGTGCCAGACGGCGACTGAGCGCAGGCTTTTCATCGGAAAGATGGGAGGTGATGTTCAAAGTGCCAGCAAACCATTTACCCAAACGGCGGGTTATTCCGTCCTCAAGCTGTACTGACTTTTCAGACAAATCAATCAACCTTAGCAAAGGCGTTGCACCCATTGGGTCAGCGCCTATTTTTTTGGAGAAATCCCATGATGGATGAAGGTATGCAAATTAAGGGCTCACTCACGCTGGTGCTGGCAAAGCTAAGCGGCGAGGTTGAGGTCGTACACAAAGACAACATCATCGTTAACGGTGGTTTTGACTTCGTGGCCGATGCGATTGGCAACTCGAGCAGTCGCCCGGGTGTGATGGGCTGGATTGCGGTGGGTACGGGCACGACAGCCGCAGCCTCTACCCAGACCGCATTGGTTACAGAGATCAAACGCAATGCCTCAACTTACGCCCACACAGCAGGAACCAAGGTGTTCACCTTCACGGCAAGTTATGCAGCAGGCGACGCCACAGGTGCATTGACCGAGGCAGGCGTGTTCAACGCAGCATCGGGCGGCACCATGTTTGATCGCGTGGTGTTTCCTGTGGTCAACAAGGGCGCAGATGACAGCTTGACCGCAGTCTTCACCTTCACGATGAGTTGATAGGACGCTTGATATGGCGGAGACCGTTAATGTCGCAAGCTCGCCAGGGGCCAACTACACATGGGCTAATGGCAAGTTTGCATGGAGTAGCGCCACTGCCGGTAAAAACTGGACGAGTGCTTACCCGGCGGTTTACAGCCTCAATGTGTCCACTGACCTTGGCTTTGCTGAGTTGAGTCAGAAGCTTGGAATCAAACAAACCTTTGAGACTTTTGGTTTTGCTGAAAAGCAAAGTAAGTCAGTGGTCATGAACAAGTTTGAAGCCATGAATTTTGTGGAGACCTACACAGACCTCATCGCCTTCGTCTTGAGGTTTGTCGAATCCTTCGGGATGGCTGAAAAGTATGGACTCTCCAATACCAAGCAGGTATTTGAGGTGTTTCAGGTATCGGAAGGGTTGGCAAGGCAGATTGCAATGCGAAAGTTCGAAACGATTGCAATGGCTGAGACCTACACAGACCTGATTGAATTCATCTTGCGTGTAGGTGAGAGCTTCAGCTTTACCGAAACACCTTCAAAGGCGCTTACCAAACCACAGGCTGAAAACTTCGGCTTCTCGGATGGCATTTCTAAGTCCCAGATCAAAAGGGTCTCAGAGGCTTTTTTGTTCGCAGAAGTTTTCGGACGGACCGTCGCCTATCGCAAGTCGATCAGCGAAGGCTTCGCATTAAGTGAGGCATTGCGACGTGCACAGACAATGAAGTTGTCTGAGGCATTGAGTCTGGCTGAGCAATACCGAAGGCGGGCCAACGGGGTCATCAGCGACATGATCGTTGCCAGCACGGAGATCACCGAACAGGACTTCATGGATATTTTGGAATCAGGTCACCCACCGGGGTACACCAACTTTCGTGATTTCATTCAGGGCGACTACACCTACCAGCGGGCTCTGTTCAGGGCAATTCTCACTTCAAGTAATGCAGATCGAGGCTACATCGATGGCTTGCGCGTCACGGTTGATGTGCCCGATGTCTTTGACCGTGGGACTGCACAGGTGAGCAATGCGGCCAATGGCGTGACAGTTTATTTTTCAAGGCAGTTTCGAGTCGCCCCAGAAGTCACGCTCACATTCAAAGGCGGCACCACGGTGGCTGTTCCAAGAATCTTGGGCTCAGTTTCCACGACCAGCTTCACAGCAGTTCTTGAAAACACCTCTGGCACTCGGGTGACCGGAGCTATTTCTTGGGTTGCCCAAGGGTATTGATAGGGTAATAAATGCAGAACTACACCGAAATTCCATCGTCAACGACGCTGTCGGATTCGTTGTCTCAGATCCTGAACAACGATAAGACCGCGCTCTCCCTTTCAAGCGGTACATCGTTTCCAACGGTCAATCTGCAACAGGGCATGCCTTGCTTCAGGACCGACGAGCAAAAGCTCTACATCCTCACAGTGGTCAGTCCCGCAACTTGGAAGATGGTCATTGACTTGTCCGCCACGTTGGGCAAAGTTGCGAATGCGGACTTGCTAGATGGCATTGACTCTACAGGCTTTGCCTTGTCTGGTCACAACCATGACGCAGCTTATGCTGCGCTGGGGCACAACCACAACGCTACATACCTCGGAATCTCTGCAAAGGCTGCCGATGCAGACAAGCTTGATGGCTATGACTCGACTGCCTTTGTACGATCAGTTAACGGTTATGGGCCCGATGCAAATGGCAACTCTTCCATCCCGATCGATTTGTCGAGTCGGGTAGCCAAGTCCGGCGACACCATGTCGGGGACCTTGACGGTTCCAAGGCTGCAGATTGCCAGTACAGCCAACTACATAGACATGGTCGATCAGGACTGGGGGACGAGATTCCTTCATCACAACCAGGGACTGATGGGTTTTTTGAAATCAGATGGCAACTGGGACATGTACATGAACAACAGTGGCCAGATGTGGACAGCCAATTACGGATGGCTACACGACTACTTCTTCAGCACTATCGCTAACTGTTTCATCGGCAACTGCCCTGGCAACACGGGCAATTGCAGCCCAGTAGGAAACAACGCGACTTCCGTGGTTTCGAACTGCGGTAGCGCATCTTTTGT